ACGATTCAAAACAGGGTACGTTATTTTGGGCGAAGCGTGGTAAGGTAAACATATCGAAAATTGATAGCCTACGGGTTAGCGGGTGCAAGCAAATGTATTCGACGAAATTTAACCTTTCGGCTTACGCAATAGTTCGCAAATCACACCTACCATGCGACGGCGAAGATGCGGGCGACTGGGTAGCGTCGCGGGTTTATAAGTTAGTAAGCGGGCGCGATTATGGATTTAAAGACGTTATCGACGTTGTAAGCTACGAAGTAATACCGAACGGCTACACGGTGGGAGATAAAACGTTACCGCCTAATTTCGAATTTGCCACGGTTGTAATTGATTTAGAGGTTGAAATAGTTAGCGGCTCAGAGGATACGTGCTACGATATTTGCAACACGGGCGATATTCCTTTACCGCCCGACTTTTTACCATGCACCCCGTGTTTAACCGAGGTCGCTGTTGACGGGGTTACAATTATCGGCAACGGTACATCAGCCGACCCGTTGGTAGCCGTAGGCGGTGGGGGCGGTACGCCTTTAATAACTCAAGACGAAGGAACGAACGTAAGCACCAACACCACCACTTTAAATTTCACGGGCGCGGGCGTAACGGCTTCGTTAACCTCGCCCGGTATTGTTGAGGTTAATATACCAAGCGGCGGCGGTGGTGGCGAAGATTTACAGCAAACTACCGACATAGGCAACAGCACTACGAATGACATCGACTTTATTGGTACGGCTGGGCTTTCCTTCGATAACGGCGCACGCTTTCGCAAAGGTACAACCGATGCAGGGCTTGGAGGCGCAAAGGGTACAGCGCAATTATGCTCGATTAGCTACGAGCTGAAATGGGAAGCAGGGCGATTGTACTACATGGAGCAAGACGGCTTCACGATTCGCGATGTAACGCACAACTTTACCTTCGTGCCACAGCCAACAGATGATAGCACAAAGGGCTTTGTTGTAGGCTCGCGCTGGTCGCTTGATGATGGCACGGTATACCTTTGCAGCGATGCCACAATTGGTGCAGCCGTTTGGGCTGTGGTAAGCGTTGGCGGCGTTACAGCAGTAACGGCAACCTCGCCAATATTCTCAAGCGGTGGGGCAACGCCCGACATAAGCATTCAGCCTGCGAACTTGTTCGATGATGGCTATTTAACCTCAGCGGATTTCACGAGCTTTGCAAATAAGTTTGATGTGCCAACAGGCACGGCTTCCGACTATCTCGATGGCACAGGAACGCCTACGCCGTTTCCGACTTTAACCAATGGCACAGTCACATCGGTAGCGGCAACCGTGCCGAACCCAACTAACCCAGCGTTCAGCGTTAACGTGCCGAATAATACCACTACGCCAAGCGTGGACATTACCGCCAACGGAGTGGTGAGCCAGTATGTTCGGGGAGATGGCAGTCTTGCTAACTTTCCGCTCGGAGGCGGTGGTGGCGCATCGGTTAACTATTACCTCAACGGCTCAATTAGTCAGGGTACAATAGGCGGCAATGCTTACTATGAAATGAGCCGCGTTCCTGTGCTTGGAGCTGGTACGAACTTCACGCGCACCAACGCGCAAGGCAATGGCTACATCGCGCAATTCATAACCGATGCAGGCGACCCGAACCTCTTAGCAATCCCTTCGGGTAATTGGAACTTTGAAACCTACTTCAATGCATCGAGTGGCGGTGGCAATCCGAGCTTCTATGTTGAGTTGTACAAGTACGATGGCGCAACCTTTACGCTCATATCTTCAGGGGCTACAAATCCCGAAGCTATTACAGGCGGTACGGTAACAGATTTGTATGTTAGTGCGCTTGCAGTACCAAGCACGGTGCTACTTGCAACAGATAGGCTCGCAGTGCGCATTTTCGTAACGCCTTCGGGGCGCAACATTACGCTGCATACTGAAGATAACAACCTCTGCCAAGTTATCACCACTTTCACCACAGGACTAAACGCATTAAACGGATTGACCGCGCAAGTGCAGAACTTCGCAACTGGCACAAGCGGCACGGATTTCGGCATCAGCTCGGCAACCTCAACGCATACGTTCAACCTGCCAACGGCAAGCGCAACCAATCGAGGGGCGTTAAGCTCGGGCGATTGGAGTACATTTAATGGCAAGTTTAACACGCCAAGCGGCACTACCTCGCAATACGTGCGCGGTGATGGCAGCCTTGCGACCTTTCCAAGTTTGCCAACTGTTTTTAAGACAGGAATTGATTCAGCTGGGTTTTCTAGTTTAGCAAATACGGCTGTTTATACTCAAGCAATTCCGGCAAATACCTTTATTACTGGTGATGTTGTTCGCGTAACTTACAGAACTCGCAAGACTGGTATAGCTGGGAATCAAACGCTGCGAATATATTCCAATACAACTGCGAATCTAAGCGGCACGCCTGTACTTTTGGGAAGTTGGAATAATACTGGCGCGAATAACTTTACATTTAACTCATTTCAGCGTCATTTAGTTATTAAAAATAATACTAACAATACTGAGGTGCTATATCCGCCGACCGTAACTCAAAGTACTGATTTCTTTCTTGCACTACAAGGGACTACTTGTGTAATTGATTGGAGCATAAATCAGTTTATTGTGTTTGCAATTCAAAACTCAAGTGCAGTAGATGTCAACTTCGGGTCAATGTATTTAATAGAAAAGCTATGAGCAACATAAACATCACATCCACAAAAATCGAATTTACATCAACAGCTAGTGGTTGGCTATTGCTAACCGAACCGCGATGGGAGGTGGTCGATGAAACATCTTTGCACGTTATAACCGAGCATGGAGTATACTTAATTTCAATTAATGAGCATAAGATTAATGGCAAGACTTACACAAGTTCATCCGATACAATTGCGTATCTAAATAATTTGTAAATTTACAGGCAAATTCTACTACTATGGCAGGCGTAAAAGTAACAGACCTAACATCGACAAGCACGGCAGCGGCAAACGATGTGTTTTACATTGTCGACACTGGCAGTAATACATCGAAGCAGATTGAGGTAGGCAATGTTGTAAACTTGCAAACCGCTTACGATAATGGCAGCACCATTAACGGCTCCAATGTGATAATCGAAGATTCAACTGGAGCTGGTATTGTTGCAATTGGAGAGCTTGCAGCAGATTCAAACACCGGAACTGATATTGTTGCAATAGGCGTGCAAGCTGCTTCGGGTAATAGTGGTACTGCTGTGGTTGCAATAGGCAATAAAGCTGCATTAAATAATACTGGAAGTTCGGTATTTGCAATAGTGGGATTGCAAAACAATACAGGAGGTGATGTTATTTCAATTGCAGGCGGAGATAATAATTCTGGTGATGTATGTGTTTTTATAGGTATTAATTCTGGAAATGATAATACAGGTAATCAATGTTTATTTATAGGAGACCAAGCAGGTCAAGACAACACAGGCGACCAAGTAGTCGCACTGGGTCAAGCTGCTGGAATAGCGAATGCCTTATCAAATCAGTTTATCGTAAGCCCTTCAAATATGCCATCTTATGCAGATGCCACAGCGGCGGCAACAGCAATAACGGTGGCACTTGGTGCAACGGCTGGTGATTTTTACCTATACCATGACCAGTCAGACGATACAATCAAAGCAGTAATTCCTGTATAATGCGCTCCACCTCGCTTCTCGGTCTGAATCTGATTAAGAAGTATGAGGGCTTGCGGCTTAGTTCCTACCTTTGCCCGGCAGGCGTACCAACCATAGGCTACGGCTCGACCCGATACCCGAACGGCAAGAAGGTCATGCTCGGCGAGAAACTCACAGGCGAGAAGGAAGCAACGCAGCTTTTGCTCGCCACGCTTGCGCCGTTCGAAGATGCGGTGAATAAGCACCTACCTAACCTCAACCAATGCCAGTTCGATGCGCTTGTGGCATTCAGCTACAACGTAGGCACTGGTGCGTTGGTGAAGTCCACGCTCATGCGCAAGGCCAAAGCCAACGCAGCCGACCCCAGCATCTTGGATGAGTTCCTTCGCTGGAACAAGGCAGGCGGAAAAGTGCTTGCAGGGCTTACCAATCGCCGGCGCGAAGAGGCAAATCTTTATTTTTCACTTTGTAACTTTTAACCCTTAAACGCCTAAACGTAGCCCGACCAATAACGTAAATTAGGTTATGAGGAAAAGGGCTACTAAACCGAGGCGAATTATCGACGTTATTGTAAAGCACTGGCGCTCGACAATTGGTTCGCTTATGATTTTAGTATCTATATTTTTACTTATATTCAAAGTGATAACAGCCGAAACATTAACCGCGATAATAGCCGCGCTAATTGCCGCGGGCTATATACCAAAAGCTAAAAACGATGCAACAGGTTCGTAGGGATACTATAAAGGTAGTTCGCCACAGCAAGGTAAACATCGATGAAATGCAGTGGCATCAATCCGAGGTCGATACCTCATTTGCGCAGTCCAACCGCGAGAGCTTTCAGGCTGTTATGGCGCAACCGCCAAAGCCGAAAGTATTAACCGCATTTGATACAATTCAGCCATGCGATGTATCTTTGTACCCAGCCGCCACGTACTACATACCCAAAACTCACAGCGTAAGAAATGAGCCGAATCCTGAAACGCCTATGAATTACGATATACTTGCAAATGGAATAGTTTTAACGTTTACGATGTTGCTAACTATTAAATATGCGCTCGGTTGCGTGCCTGCATGGACGGCGTTATATAATGATTTAAAAAACGTTTAGAATATTTTTAACGATTGCGTAAATTTGCA